TCAAGCTGACGCCGCGCGGCATCCAGCTGCAGCGCTGCGTGAAGAAAGACCCGCTGGTGGATATGTAGGAGGGCTTGCGGATGGGACGGCGAAAAAACAGGAGCCGCAGCAAAATCAGCCAGCTGCCGCCGGAGGTCCGCAGCACAGTGGACGCCATGGTACAGGACCCGGCAGACTTCACATACAACGACATCCGGGATTATCTCGCCAGCCTTGACGTACAGATCAGCAAGTCGGCCATTGGGAACTATGCCCGCAACCTCATGGACAGTTTGGAGGCGCTGGCCGTATCCCAGGAAAGTATAAAGGCCATGATGGAGACGGCGGCGAAAGTGCCTGAGGTGGACGCCGTGGAGATCATCAACCGCATCGCCGGCCAGAAGATCGTGCAGGCGATCATCAATAAACCGGACGAAGAGTGGACGGACGTTGCGCTGGACAAGCTGCTGAGAGAAGCCAACGCCATGACGAAAGCCGTGGCGTATAAGCAGCGGATCGATGTACAGAACAAGGAGGACGTGGCGGCTGCCGCCGATGAGTTGAAGGCAGAGTTCTTCAACGCCCTGGGCGCAGAGCATCCGGACCTTTACCGTCAGCTAGTCCAGATCCTGGACCGGCGGACAAAGGAGGTGCGGCGCTGATGGGCTGGTATGTGCTGCAGGTCCTGACCGGGACGGAGCGGGACGTATGCACGGCGCTGCGGCGCAAGGGTGTGTGTGCCCGCGCCCCGGCCCAGCGGATGGAGATCCGGCGGCGGGGGCAGTGGCACGAGGAAGAATGCCTGCTGCTGCCCGGCTACATCTTCGTGGGCGCGGAATACACGGCGGCGCTCTTCCATGTTGTTTCCCCTGTCCCCGGCGTCATTCGGTGGCTGGGACTGGAGCGCGGGAAACCGCAGGCGCTGGACACACGGGACGTGCTGCGGTGGCGGCTGGACGACGGGGAAACGTTGGGACTTAGCCGGGTGATGTTCTTCCCCGGTGGCTGGCACGTTCTGGACGGGCCGCTGGTGGAGTTTACAGGCGATGTGATCCGCATGGACCGCAGGCAGCGGCGCGCATATGTTGTCACGAGCCTGGGCGGCAGGCCGCAGCGCGTCCGCTTCGGCGTCATCCCGGTGGACGGTGATGCGCAGTGAAGCGGAAGAATCCGCGGAGAGAACTTGCGCGGAGGATCTCCGGCGCAAAGCTGAAGGAGCCGCCGGAGCTGTGCACGCGGTGCGTGTGGGCCATGAAGGAGAGCGGCCGCCCCGCCTGCCCGTTCCCCCGCTGCGTGCGGAAAAGCAGCGGCCGTTGAAACAGAAATAAAGATTTTTTGCAAAGACGTATTTCGGGCTTTGCAAAACCACACAGGGAAACCGTGAGCAAACCGGGGTTGATACGTCCTCCGGAACGTGACCGGCGGGCATAGAGGGAAAAAACCGGGCGAAAACGGCCGGATGGCGAAGCATGTCCGCTGAAAACGCACCCTCTATCCCCGCAGGGAGGCTTGATACCCTCTACAATCGGCTGTAAGCCTTTGCAAAACGTTGCAAAAGCTCCGGGCGACAAATCGGCCGTCTGGATATTTTTCGTCTTACAGGCGAATTTGGGGCGCTGCGCGCGGCACCGGAAAGGAGCGGATACACATGCGGACGAAAACGGAGAGCATCGCCGGCCTTTTGGAGGCCATTGAACGGGCAAAACAGCAGAAGGATTTCAATATTTTAAAGGATTTAAAAGAACTGCGCGGGAAGTTTGGAAAAGTACAAAAACGTGACTACCTCGCGCTGCTGGATAAGCTGGTGGAAAAATACAGCACGGACGAAGCGGCGGTGATCCACGCGGCACTGCTGAAAAAATGCCAGGCCGGCGATATGGACGCGATCCGGCTGTGGACGGAGCTGCAGAAAGAGAGCGGCAGCGGCGCGGCGGAGGTGAACATCGTTGACAGCATATAGCCGCCCGGCGGTGACGGTCGATTTAAAGAATGTGATTGGGCCTGGATTCTATGGATCACACCGGGCCGTCCGGGAACAGCGGGCCCATACACTGGTGGAGGAAGGCGGGCGCGGCAGCCTCAAAAGCTCATTTTGTAGCGTTGAGATCGTGCTGTGGCTTCTGAAGTGGCCGCAAAGCCACGCGCTGGTGATGCGGCAGATGGGAAACACGTTGGAGGACAGCGTGTACTCGCAGATGCTGTGGGCTGTCGCAAAGCTGGGGCTGTCGGAGCATTTTCTGGAGAAAAAGAGCCCGCTTCGCCTCATTTACAAGCCCACGGGCCAGACCATCTATTTCCGCGGCCTGGACGATGAGATGAAGATAAAGGGCATCAAGCCGAAGTTTGGATACATCGGTTGCCTGTGGTTCGAGGAAGCGGACCAGCTGCGCCGCGGCGAAAATGCGGTGCTGAGCGTGAAGCAGTCCGCGTTCCGCGGCTCGGGGAGCAACCCGACCTTAACACTCATCAGCTTCAACCCGCCCGCCAACGCGCGGAACTGGGCCAACCGGTACGCGCGGGAGCAGCAGCCGGGCAAGCTGGTGCATCATTCGTCGTATCTGGATGCGCCGCGGGACTGGCTGGGCAAGGAGTTCCTGGACGGTGCGGACTGGCTACGGAAGACAAAGCCGCTCAAATACCGGCACATGTACCTGGGCGAGATGGTGGGCAGCGGCACGCAGGTGTTCGACAACATCGTGAGCCGGAAGATCACGGCGAAGGAGATTGCGGGCTTCGACAACATCATCAGCGGCGTGGACTGGGGGTACTACCCCGACCCGTGGGTGTTCATCCGCACGTATTACCATGCCGCTACCCGTACGCTGTATATTTTCGACGAAGCGCGCGGCAACAAAATGCAGAACGCGGTCACGGCGGAGATCGTTAAAGGAAGGGTCGCGCCGGGCGAGCTGATCCTTGCGGACCTTTCGGACGAAAAAGCCTGTGCGGATTACCGCAGCTACGGCCTGCGGTGCTGGCCCGCCAGGAAAGGGCCGGGCAGCCGTGAGCTGGGCGTGCGGTGGCTGCAAGGCCTAAACGCCATTGTGATCGACCCGGTAAAATGCCCGTGTGTGCTGCAGGAGTTCCTGGAATGGGAGTACGAGGTAGCGCCGGACGGCACGGTGCTGGGGACTTTGATGGACGCAAACGACCACGGTATCGACGCGGCGCGGTATGCCTGCAGCCGCATCTGGCAGCGCAAAGGAGCGTGACAAATGAAGCTGAAGGACTGGCTGCTGAAGAAGTACCTGCCCAGCTGGGCGGTGCTGGAATACGGCGACGCGCTGGCGGCGGCGCAGAAGCGTGTGCGGGAGCTGGAGGCGGAAAACCGCACGCTGCGGGCATACATCAACGGCGTGGAGCGCGGGCTGCGGGCAAAGCAGCCGGAAATTCGGATCGAAAGGAGTGACGGCGGATGAACGCAGTCGTAAGGGCGCTGTTTGACGACGCCGCCATCACAGGGGCGCAGGCGGCGGGGCTGAAGGACACCAGCACAGCGGCTATGCGGGCGGCGGTGCGGGAGTGGTTCGAGCTGTTCTTCATGCGTGAAGCGGTGAAGGGCAAGGACGAAGACCCGGCGCAGCGCATCCCCTACACCATCACCAACAAACTGACAAAGGCTTGTTTTGCGGAGTACGATTCCAGCTTTACGGAAAACGGCACCGGAAAAACGGCGTGGCTGGACGGGCAGCGTAGCCTCATTGACGCCGAAAAGCAGGACGTGCTGCAGTGGGTCATGGTGGGCGGCGAAGGCTTTTTGAAGCCTGCACCGGACGGCACGGGGCGGCTGGCCTACCATGTGGTAAGGCGCGACTGCTACAACGTACTGGCCCGCGGGCCCCGCGGCATCACGGACGTGCTGATGAGCGAGCGGAGCCGGGCGGGCTCCGACTACTACACGCTGCTGGAACGCCGGACTGTGGATGGCAGCGGGTATCTGACCATCCGGTACAAGCTGTATGTGTCGGAAAACAGCAGCACACTGGGGCATGAGGTGCGGCTGGACAGCCTGCCGCAGTATGCGGCGCTGGCCCCGGAGCACACCTACAGCGTGCCCTTCGGCGGGCTGGGCATGACCTACATCCGCATGCCGATGGCAAATAACGTGGACGGGAGCCCAGACGGTGTGAGCGTGTACGAGGGCGCGGTGCAGCTGATCCACAACATCTACAAAAACGAGTACCAGCTGGGGCGCGAGTTCGAGCTGGGGCGCAGCCGGATCGTGGCGGGCTCGGATATGCTTATGACGCCGGGCCCGGAGGGCGGCGTGATGCGGCTGAAGGACGACGTGTTCGTCGGGCTGGACGGCGACGCCAGCGTGGGCATGACCATCTTCTCCCCCACGCTGCGGGATGAGAGCTTTGAACGGCGCAAGCAGAGCTATTTAAAGGCGTGTGAGAATATCATCGGCCTGAAACGCGGTATATTGTCGGACGTGGAGGCTGTGGAGCGCACGGCAAAGGAGATCAGCAGCAGCGAGGGTGACTACAGCCTGTCGATCATGGACCTGCAGCGGATGTGGTACGACGCACTGATGGAGACGCTGCGCATCACGAACCTGTGGGGCCAGGCGCTGGGGCTGTGCGACGCCCAGGCTGTGGACCTGGAGCAGCTGCTGAGCGTGAGCTGGGGCAACGGCGTTTTGTACGACGCGGACAAGGACTGGGCCGACACGCTTTCGATGGTGGAGGCCGGCCTGCTGAAGCCTGAACTGGCGCTGGCAAAAAAATACGACCTGCCCTGTGAGACGCCGGAAGACCTTGCAGCCATCCGGGAGAAATACATGCCGGAAATGGCCCAGCTGACCGCCCAGGCCGGGCTGAGGTGACGCCATGGCGCTGACACCGGATGAGATCGACGGGCTGCGGGAATTGATCCTCGCCGTTTACGGCCCCGTCACGGAGGAGCTGCTGCGCGATTTGTGCCGGTGCATTGCCGCCGCCGGGCAGATATCGTCCGGCGATGAATACAAGCTTTTGCTGGCAAAAAGCCTTGCGGGCGCGGACGATGTGATCGCGGACACGCTGCGCAGGCAGACGGACCTCACCGACGACGCGGTGGCGCAGCTGATGCGCTGGGCCGCGGAGA